CCGCCGATGTCGGCGGGATTGACACGCGCGCCGTCGATTGTAGCCCAGCACAGCGTCGTTCCCCCGAGGTATGCCCCCCTGAGGTCTGCCACCGTGAGGTTTGCCCCCGTGAGGTATGCCCCCGCGAGGTATGCCCCCCTAAGGTCTGCCCGCCCGAGGTTTGCCTGCGTGAGGTTTGCCCCCGCGAGGTTTGCCTGCGTGAGGTTTGCCTGCGCGAGGTATGCCCCCGCGAGGTTTTCCCCCGCGAGGTCTGCCCCCTCGAGGTCTGCCCCCCCGAGGTTTGCCTGCGTGAGGTTTGCCCCCGCGAGGTTTGCCCCCGCGAGGTTTGCCCGCCCGAGGTATGCCCCCGCGAGGTTTGCCCCCGCGAGGTTTGCCCGCCAGAGGTTTGCTTTGTGTGCCTCGACGAACGCCACAAACGATTCAGCTTCGCCTTGGTGTAACGTGTTGCCGTCGCGGTCTAAAATCGTGTGAGTGCCCATTGCCGATCTCCCTTATCTCCGGTATTAGTCAACCGTCTCCCGCCGGCGCTGCTCGTCACGCCAACCCTCCTCGGTCAACGCACACAGGATATACCCTGGCCCGCCGATGTCGGCGGGATTGACACGCGCGCCGTCGATTGTAGCCCAGCACAGCGTCGTTCCCCCGAGGTATGCCCCCCTGAGGTCTGCCACCGTGAGGTTTGCCCCCGTGAGGTATGCCCCCGTGAGGTCTGCCCCCGCGAGGTTTGCCCCCTCAAGGTCTGCCCCCTCGAGGTCTGCCCCCGCGAGGTTTGCCCCCTCAAGGTCTGCCCCCGCGAGGTTTGCCCCCTCAAGGTTTGCCCGCCTGAGGTTTGCTTTGTGTGCCTCGACGAACGCCATAAACGATTCTGCGTCCCCTTGGTGTAGCGTGTTGCCTTCCCGATCAATAATCGTATAGGTCGCCATCACTCTGCCCTCCAGGCTTCCGCCAACAGTTTGTCCACTTCCAAGACAGCGGCTGTTACCGGGTCGAGGTTCTGCCACTGTTGCAAGATGTCCAGCGCCGCGTCGCGTTGTTTGCGGGCAGCATCACGTTCTCTTAGGTACTGGTCAGCCAGATCGCCCATGGCGTCCAACGGGTCGCTGCACGATGGCACTATCCCCGCAAACCCAGTTCCGTCCTCTACTTCTTTATTGCACATCGCTCCGCCCTCCCGTCTTCAGCCGCTCAACCTCGGCGCGCGCCTCGTCTAGCTGTCGTACCAACGGATGGTCTTCCCATACCGCCGTTGGATCATCCGCAATGCTCGCTATCGAATTCGCGTGTTTCTTGCAGGAAGTTGCCCCGCACCCGTTACATTGATCTTCGGTTTCACATATGCAGAGGATGCACCCGCACGGCTGTATTCTCTTTAGGTGTGGCTCACGCCACTCCTTCAGCCGCTCGACCTCTTCGCGAAGGGCGTCGCGTTCGTCCTCCAATTCTCGAAACAGCTTGCGTTGTAACGCAAGCGCCTGCCTAGCGCTGTGGGCTCCAAGGATCTCTTCCCACCACGGCTTGTCACCTGGTGCGGCGTCTTGTTCCGCCTTCAGCCGCTCAACCTTGGCGCGGAGGGCGTCGTTGTCCGCCACCAGCGCGTCGAGCACGGCGGGGAGCGTGGCTACATGCGGGTGTAACTCCTTGCCGGTGGGGCGCTGGCTTTCAATAACACCCCATACTGTCGGCCACGTGTCCCGCACCCACTCAAGCGCCTGCTCACCGGTCATCTCGCCCATGTCACTGTCCTCCGTAGCGCCGTTTGCAGTAGGTCAGTATCGCCACCGCGTCGGCGTTGTTTAGCGTCAGTTTCAAATCTGGATACAGGTCCTGCATCTTGTCGCGTATCGCGTGTTTGCGCGACTTGATGCTAGCCGACGATTGTCCTCTTGGTAGTTTGCCGCATACCGATTTCTGCCACACGCGCGGCATTACCTCGTCGATTGCGACTCCCAACGACACGAGGAAACCAATCAGTTCGCCCTTGTGCTGGCGCAGTTTCAGTAGCGCGCCCACACGCTTAAGGTCCATCGCTGGATTTTGCGACGGGAAGAAGTTCCCAACCTTCTCGATGCAACACACCCAATGCAGCCCGGGGTATTCCCCGCGGATACTGTCTAGCAACTCGTATTGCTCGCGTTTGGTTGGCGGCATACTGAATACCGATGTGTCGTGTTCGCACGTGGCGCACGCAATCGCGCCCTGTTTGCCGGGGTCAATGCCTATCCACGCCCAATCCGCTACCATCGTTCTGTCCCGTCGTCATCCCAGCCCGTGGGCGCGCAGTAATCCAGTTTGTCGCTGAACGTGTTTATCTTGCGCGCATGGTTGCGCCCATCATGGAGGCCAAGTTCATAGGCGCGTTGCCGAGTGGCCAGGACTTCTTGCGAAATGGATTGTTTTAGCTGATTGGCGACAACTCTTGCGACATCCCCGCCAAATGAATCAGAGAACAGCGTTACCCGGGCCATGCCGTCCATTGTCCTGCAAAGAATCTCCACACAGAAACGTCTTTTGTCTTCAGACACGCCAACCTTTACAATTGCGCTCATCGTTCACCTCTTCGCCCATTGCACGATCGTCATGGTGCGCCACCTATGGTTGACATACACCCGCACGTATCGGGCTTTCTGTTTCACCGTAGTTGTTCTCAGCATCGCTCATCCCTCCATTCCGCGCGGCCCCACCCTGCTCCTTACCCGCGCATGCCTCGGAGAACGCTCGCTGTGGGCGAGCAAAAATTACTTGGCGGCGGCGGGAATCGAACCCGCGTCAGTCCCCTTGGGGGACTCCAGCCCATGGCGCCAGCGAGATCACTGCTGACACACAAAGAGGGCCTACACGACTACGTGCGCATCGTGAGAGCGTGAACCAACCACGCCGCGCCGCCCAAAACACGTGCCCCGTGGCCGGGTTGGTTACCGGCAACCCATTTTCTCTGCCAGTCACTCATACCATGCGCGCTGGTGGCCGGGCGGGCTGATGGCGGCGCGAAGCCCGCGTGTTCGTCCACGCTGCACGGGGCACAAAACCTGATTCAACTGTTACTTCAGGTGCGCGCAACGCCTCGCCACGCGCACCCACTTCAGGCCGTCCCCGAAGTGCGCTACGTCGCTGTACACGTCTGCGTCCGGGTTGTTGCATTCATCAATCCGATCAAACAGGTGGCCTTTGATGTGCATGACGATTCCCCACACGCCCATACCTCCCTTGCCGTATTTGACGGTAAGCACCGTGCCATCGCTACATGCGACGAGTAGGCCCTCGGTTACGTGTTCGTCGTCGGTGCCGTAGCACCCGTACTCTTCTCCCACGTCGCCTTCAATCTCCAGCAGATCGTCGGACGCTCCATAGATCTTCGTCGCCATGATGTATTTCCTCTTTTCTTCTGCATCCTTGGTTTGTATCGGGCGGAAATGGGCCGCGCGACCTCTTTTTACGTTTTTTCGAGCACCTCCGCTAGTTTTCGTAAATCATCAACACTCCATTGGTCAATGGTGCCTTCACAAATCTTGCCGGCGATACCGTCGAACGTGTCGCCATCGATGCCCAGCTCCATCACCAGTTTGGTGATTTGCCGATTCAACTCCTTCACGTCCTCGGCTCTTTCGGGTGGCGCATCATCGCGCGGCGCCGGCGGTTCGTCTGCCGTCACGTCGTCCACGGTGGGCGGATGGAATTCCGCCGGGTCAATGTCGGCAATCGTGCGGGCGCTACGGAACGTCTCGTCAATCGATGTGCGGCCGTCCTTGATGGACTGCACGATGCCCACCAGGTGTTCGACGTGTTGTGGCGTGATGTCCTCAATCGTGGCAATGCGCAGATAGCGGAACACCTCGTTATTGCTCACGCCGTGCTGTTCCCAATAGCCAAGACACTTTATGGCCCGCTCGCTGTCTTCTGGTGGCGATTGCCGTGTCAGGTGTGGTGCATCGAAGTCCTCTATGTCCTCACCGGTCGGCAGGCAAAACATTTTGAGCAACGCCATCTTGGTTGCGTAGCTCATCGCCTTGCCAGGGCCCTTGTCCTGGCTGTCTACACCAAACCCAAGAGTATACACCGCCGCGGAATCCTCTGGACATTGCGCGTTAACCACCCGCACTTCCACCAGCATCCACGTCCGGTTTCCGTCCTGCCCGTGTTCGTGGATGCTGGGCACAATGACTAGTCCATTCTCGACGATGGCGGCGCGGAGTGCGCCAACCACCGCATCGTGTGACGCAAACCGATAACCCCCAATGGCCTGCGGCGCGGCCTTGTCTTTCAGCACGCCGGTCACGCTCGCCATAACAGCCAGCATTCGCTCGTACACATTGGGGTGTGTTACTGTTGTGTTATCCATCTTCGCCTCCCTTCCGCGTTCTCACTCGTCGCCCGTACGGACAGAACGGCGCCGCGCTGCAATACCGCAGGCACCGCGTGCACTCGCCAGGCCGTTCCTCGATGTCGCAAGGAAAGCCCTTGAGTGATGCGACGGCCTCAGCGGCGTCCCGCGAGCCACACAAGCCACCCGGCAAGGCCCGCTTGTTGCCTCGCTTCTTCACGGCCCAGACGGTGGGTTTCTCCCACCGTTCCGCGGGCGTGCACACTGGGATTCCGTCGACGGGCACGTTGTCAGCGGCCTGGTGTAGATGCACCCGCTCGCGGATGAAGTCACCAATCCGCTCCAATGTCCAGACCTCGACAGGCACGACGTGTACCTGGCAGTCCGGATAGCTCCGGTCCGTTTCCGCCTTGCGCATGATCCAGTCACGCAGGATAGCGACGATCTGCAGTGCTTTCGGCGTGAAGCCGTGCTGCATGTAGAGCCAGCGGTACATGTTGAGTTGCGCCGCCCACTCAGGCTTGACGCCGGACAGGAACGCCCACACCGACGTGACCTTGTAATCCGTGAGGGTGTCGTCGGGCTCGAGCAGGTCGGGCTTGCCACTGATCGTCCAGCCGAACACCTCGGCAACAAGCCGCTCCTCGGAGAGCCGGTCGGTGTGGTCTTGCCGCTCGATGATGGCGTGCACACTCTGGCCGAGCAGCGACCACACGCGGTCGCTCGCGTCCTCGACGATGTCACCAGCGTGGCGCTTCTCGATCTGCACCATGAGCGGCGGCTTGATGAGTTGCGTCACGCTGATATCCCCCACGCGGCGGTAGGGGTCCCTGGTGAGAGCCTCATAGATGGGCTGGGGCAGTCCGTGTTTGTTGGTGTACGTCATTCCTTCCGCTCCGCGCGTTCGCGCAGCACGTCGGGCGCGCCGTCGCCGTCCTTCACAAACTTCGCCAACTCGTCGAGGATCTCCTCACGGATGGAGCTGAACGGCTCAGGTAACTCGCACGTCACGAAATTGAGGGCCTGCGAGTCGCCCCAACACCCGTCACGGCGTAGAAGAATCCAGCCGAGCGCCATTTCGCGCAACGTGTTACCGCGCGCCCAGTCGCGCAGCTTGGCAACGATCAGGTCGTGGGAGGTCCAGGACATGGTTATGCCGTACAGGTTCGCGCAGAACAGGTCCGCCCCGAACAGGTTCGCCCTGGACAGGTTCGCGCAGAACAGGTACGCCACGGACAGGTTCGCCCTGGACAGGTCCGCCCCGAACAGGTTCGCCCCGGACAGGTTCGCCCCGGACAGGTTCGCCCCGGACAGGTCCGCATTGGACAGTCTCGCCTTTTCCATCTCCACTGCTTTCGCGAGCGATTCCGCCTCACGTCGAGCTATCACGTCGCCGCTTCGATTCCGTATCGTGTACAGCATCGCGCTTCTCCCTACATTGTGCCAATGAACGCATCGGCAATCTCGTCATGGTGCGCGATGCGCCAATCCGTCAGCACGTCAATGATTAGCTGCGTCTTGGATACGCCCCTCGTCTTCGCCAGCACCGTCAAAATGCCCGATAGGTCGCTAGGCATTTGCACTACCACCATCACGTGGCCGTCAATCTTTTTTCTTGGCACGTCGAAACTCCTTGTAGTCGTTCATTACCCGACCTTTTCCTTGGGTTTGGTAATCGCCATCATGCGACGGATCTTTTCGGGCGAGAACAAGTCCTCGGGGAATGCTGGCAATGCTACCGGCTCCCTTTGCGTCGAGCACTGGGGACAATAGTGGCTTTCACTATACCAGTGCCCGTCCGTGGTCCAGCCCGCCGCTATCGCTTTGTCCCATGCCCGGAGATTTGCCCCCTCTTGGTCTGCTGGCATATGTGCGCACTCAAACACTTCGTGGCAACCAGGGCCCTCGCACACAAAGCCCGTCTTATAATACGTGGTCATGTTTAGGGCCCTTCTCCTTGTCTTGCGGCCTCACGGCATTGTCCTTGCAAACTAAATTGCTGATGGCGCGATCAATGGCCTTTGCGCAATGGCTACACCAATGCACGCGCATTATGCCTGCCTCATACCACGGTCGGCATTTGCAAAATTCGCATGTAGTGATAATCATTGTCCAATCTCCCTGTGTTGGCCTTTCGGCCTCCAGTGTCCCTTCAACTCTATACAGAGTGTAACACGTCCTACCCCAAAAGTCAAGCGAAAAAGCAAACTATTTTACCTGAAATTTCGTGCAGGTGTCTGCTACTTGCGTTTCCTGCCGGTATAGCGCCGTTCGGCAGATGCTGCGTGTGCCGCAAACACAAGTGGGATTTTTGCCTTTGGACTCTTTCGGTAGTTGTAGATTGTCTCGATAAGCCCCAGGTATTCGTCAACGTTTCGTTGCGGTTCCAATAGTTGCGGATAACGTTTGACTTTGTTGCGAAACACTTCTTGGTCAAACCCGGGGGTTTTCAGCATCATCGAAATGGCCCTGATAAAATAGCTGTTTGTTGAGAACGTCGCCCCGTAGTCTCGGCAGAATGCGGTGAGTTCGGCGACCGCGTTTGCGTGACGCATATTGCCCACGCGTAGCGTGCCGTCTTTCAGTTTTTTGAGCGTCTTCCCGCTGTTGGTGATGTCGCCCGAGACCAGCGCTACCGCGCACCCCATTGGCATGCCTGTTTTTTGCCTGAACTCCAGCACGGCTTCTGCCGTTTCCTCGCCTGCGCGGGCTCGCGCCACAGTGTAGTCTGTCGTACCCCACGAATGGGCCGAAGCCTCACTCTGGAAAAGCGGGATATCTTGGGGCGCCTCAATAAACCAAACGCCAAGCCCCAGTCTCTCCGCCACATCGAACCGATGATGCCCGTGCGTGATTCGGAGTTTACCGCTACCGTTGCGCACACACCTAATAGGGAACCCCGGATCGTAGCCGAATTCTTTCATCGATTGTTCTAGTAGCTTTGTCCTGGTGACATCGCGGTTGTGCGGATGCAGTTCGAACATGTCGTAGTCTTTCGTGCATCGCAATGTTGGTTTGGTGCGTTTTGTCTTATTCATAGTCTTGAAATCCTTTCGTTGATCCAGTCAATCACCCTGTTTAATTGCTCCAATGCGCAAGGGTCATCGTCTTGTATGCGCTCCAATTGACGGATGGCCATGCTGGCAAACTGTTTTGCGTGGGACACGGGATACGTTTCCGTGTGTACCACCCGCGGACGAGACTCGCCTGCCTCATCTGGCATCACCTCAACCACCGCCTCCTCGACATCACGCGCCGTCACCCGCCGGCCCTCGCCCTCCGCCCTGCCCGTCGCCGCTTGCCATGCCTCCGGCTGCTTGTCTGCGGGCAGCTTGGACAAGGGACGGGCTTGGGATTCTGTAGCGGGAAGCGGATCAATTGATCCACTTTGCACGTTGGCCACCACCTCGCTGGCCGACATCAACAGCCGCGCCCGCCTGTCAGTAAACCCCCACCGCTGCTTGCAATACTCACGAAACGTGCCGTACTCCGCGCGGTACAGCCGGCCATCGCGTATCGCCACCAACGCGTTGCCAACATCCACGAACGTCTTGACGCCGCGCTCGATGGTAGCCTCCAGTGATGCAAGCTGTTGGGTCTCGGGTACCGTCAGTGCCTTACTTTCCATTTTGGGGCCCTCCTTTTCCTGCGTAGTGTAGCACGTGCTAATCCGTTTGTCAAGCACAACCTTCTTGACACGCCATGCGCAATCTGATATACTAGTGCCATACAGGAGACTAGACATGTACCGGGTTTACGTGTGGGCATACATTACCGGCTCCATGGCGTTTGCAAATGCAAGACAACAAATGACTTGCGCAAAACCTACTCGCACGTGCAGGCAAAACACGGCACAATACCTAGCACTTCTATGTATATTAACATGCTGCAAAACAACCACTTACAACAACGGCACATTTTGTGCTTGACAAACCTCAAAATCGGTGGTACAGTCAGCCCTAGAGGGCGCGCCAGAGGCTTTCTATTCGGAGCCAGACTGGAACCCTTACCAAAGACATAGACACCTTTCTCCTCAGAGAAAGGAAGATTTAAGATCCGGAGAATACAGAGAAGACCCAATGCACTTGGATTGAGAGGAACAACTCAGAAGTGGAGGGAGGTAAAATGAAGGGTCGAGGATTCTCGCTTATAGAACTCCTTGTGGTTTTGGCCATTGTGGTCGTTTTGGCCGGCATTGCCACGCCAATCGTATCGGGATGTATTTCTAGGGCCAAGGCCGGTAGGGCACAGTCCGACATTGCGGCTATAAGCCTAGCATGTCAGCAGATGCTGCGCGATACCGATGCGTCGAGTTTCCGCAAGGTGTTGGCGCTGGACGAGGACGTTACGGACATCGAGGCCGGCATCGAGGCGTATACCGCTGCGTTCTATTGCCTATTGCAACACGGCAGGGACGCGGAGTACTCAACAGAATGGCCGGCACGTGTTACCCTATCGCCTGTTGCGCGGGAGCGGCTCGGCACATCCTATGTTCCCAATGCCTCCACCGACCCGTGGGGCAACCTGTACCAATTCCACATTGGGTTATGGCGCACACGCGCCTACGGTATTGTCACCACGTCCAAGGACGACTACCGCAACAATATGCCTTTCAGGATCTACTGGCTAGACGACAGCATCCCGGCTATGCCATCGCCGGCGGATGGTTATCTGGACGCAGACGGCAACGCATACAACTACCCGGCGCCGGTGAGCAAAGATATCTATGTATGGTCACTCGGTGCCGATGGTATCAGTGGGCAGAAGACAGCCAATAACGGCGAGTGCTACAACGGGCAGCTAGGCGCGTACATGGACGGCGGCGGCGATGATATCAACAACTGGGACGCGGGAGGGAGTTGGAATGAGCACTATTGATAGGCGTGCATTTATCGGGCGCACTGTGGCCGCCGTGGCGGGAGGTTCGGCGTGTGCGGCGGGTGACGAGAATGGCGACGACGAATCCGGGCCCGACGCCCATCGGAGTGGTGACGCACCTGGCAGGGTCGAGTTCCGGCCACTGAGCATAACCGCGAACATACAGCTATCGCCAGGAACACGGCTTCTGATTAGAGAGCTGGGGCTGGGATTGTGAGACACGCAGCATCGTTCTCTGGTGGTAAGGACAGCACGGCCATGGTCTTGCGCCTTATCGAGGAGGGCCGACCACTCGACGAAATCATATGGTTCGACACGGGCTGGGAATTCCCCGAGAATTATCAGCACATCGACCTGGTAGAATCACGCATTGGGATTCCAATAACACGGCTGCATCCTGATGAGCCGTTTGAGTATATGATGTTGCACAAGCCAGTCACGAAACGCAGTGGAGAAAACAAGGGTCAAACACACAAGCGAGGATATGGATGGCCGTCTTGGCATTGGCGGTGGTGCACAGCCCACAAGCGCGCGGTAATCAGGCGCCACATACGCGAGACAACCAAGCCCGGGGAATTGTGTGGGCAATACATCGGGTTCGCGCTAGACGAGCGCAAGCGGGCGGAGACCAAGGCGTTCAGTAAACCCGAGTATGTGTTCCCGCTTATTGAATGGGGCATGACCGAGGCGGACTGCCTAGAGTATTGCCGTGCGCGTGGGTATACGTTCGGCGGTATATATGAGCACTTTTCCAGGCTGTCGTGTTGGTGTTGCCCAATAGCTAGCCTCGACTACCACCGCACGCTGCGCAGAGAGTTCCCGCACATATGGGCACGCATGATTGAGTGGGATGCCGCTATGTCGTGCGATGATAACAGGACGTTCTCCAAACACGAATCACTCGAAGCCCTCGATGCAAGGTTTGCCAGGGAGGATGATAGGTGGAAAATATGGGGGTGACCTGCCATTATACTGGTGTAGGTGTATGGGTCCTACAGTACACCCCGGCAGGGAGGGAAGTTCAGGGGTTTTGCCGAATTCGCGCATTTGTCCACTTTTTGCGCGGTCTTGTCAGGTCGCAAACCCCGCAAACCTCGAAAAACGTGACTCCAGAAAGTCTATAAAACTGTGAATTGTGATGGTGTTTGACTATGAATCTCGACCACCTAACCCCCGACCGTCGCAACGCCAACAAGGGCACAGAGCGCGGCCTGGGCATGCTTGAGCAGTCACTGCGTCATTGTGGCGCGGGCCGGTCGATACTGGTTGACCGCAACGGCCAAGTGATAGCGGGCAATAAAACACTGGAACGCGCGCAGGAATTGGGGCTCGGGCTAGTGATTGTAGACAGCGACGGCACCAGCGTCGTGGCCGTGCGCCGAACAGACCTCGACCTGGAACACGACGCGCGCGCCCGCGAGTTGGCGATTGCCGACAACCGCGTGGCGCAGGTTGATCTGGAATGGGACCTGGCGGAATTGGCGGCGGAACGTGACGATGGCGGCATTCTGGATGATTATTGGTTTGACGCGGAGTTGGATTTGTTGTTGGCGGCGGAGGGCCGGCACAGCGCATCGCCGCCCGTTGAGTCGGAACGCACTGTAGAATGTCCGCAGTGTGGTTTTAGTATACCATTGGGAGGTATGTAGGCATGGTCTTGACACAAGACGAACGGGTAGACTGGCAGAGCGCCGTCACGACGTGGAAGGCGTTGGCATTCGGCATGGAGCACTTCTGCTTCGACGGCACAGACGCCGAGGTTAGGCGGCGGTTGGAACGGTTGCGCGAATCAATAGTACAGGCGTCTCAGTTGGACGGTGCGATGATATGCGAATTGTTGGGCAGGTTGCCGGCGATAAACTGACATGCCGTCCTCGAAAGACAAGCCCGACAAACCGCAGAGCGCGGCAGATGCCATTGAGAAAGAAACCATCGCCGAGTTGATAGCGAAGCATAGGGCCGGCAAGAAGCTGGGCCGTGGTGACGTTGCGCGGATTCGGCAGTATGAACGCGAACGGCGCGAGGAACAACTCGACGCGCATTTGATGGCCCTACCGCGTGTGACGCTGGCGCGGTTGTTGGACACCAACGAGCGGATGATAAACAAGTGGCTCGATGTGGGGATGCCGCGCAACACCGACAAGGGCCGGACATACAACTGGTTCAACGTGTTGCCGTGGATCAAGGCGCGGTGGTTGGGCAAGAACATTGACGAGGATGGGCCACCGCAAACCAAGAAGGGCGCCGACGCTGACGAGCGCTATCGGTTGGCGAAAGCAAAACTAGCAGAACACCAGCTAGCGGAGAAGGAGGGGCAGATAGTACAGGTCGAATTACTTAGGCGGCAATGGGAAAGCGGGATTGATGTTGTCAGGCGCGCCGGCGAGAACCTTGGGCGGCGGTTCGGGCCCGAGGCGCAGGACATGTTCAACGAGGCACTTGAAGAGGGCGCGCGTGTTGCGCAGGAGGCTATTGGCACAGATGACGATGATGGCGGAACCGATAGCGCATAATGCGGATATAGCGCCCGAGTGGTTTCTGCGTGCTATGTCTACCCGCGTGCGCACCATGCGGGAGTTTGCCGAGCAGGAAATCATCCTGCCCAATGGCGAATACGAGGGGTTGCGGTTTCGGTGTGACAGGCAACCCTACTCGGGTCTGTTCTTCGATGCGCACGACAGCGGCAACTGGACGCGGTTTGTGGTGACAGGCCCGACACAGAGCGGCAAGACATTGTGCGCGTTTGTTATTCCTATACTGTATTACCTGTTCGAGATGCGCGAGACGGTGGTGTGTGGGTTGCCTAACGAGGATATCCGAAACGACAAATGGGAATTAGACCTGTTACCCGTTATCGAACGGACACAATACCGTAAGTTGCTGCCCGTTGAGGGCAGCGGGTCTAGGCGCGGTCGTGTTGGTGCGTCCATTCGTTTTAGGAACGGCGCCACACTGCGATTTATGACGGCAGGTGGCGGCGACAAACAGCGGGCCAGTTTTACAACCCGTATTGTGGTGATTACCGAAACAGACGGATTCGACGCGCCAGGCGCAACGTCGAGGGAGGCCGATAAGGTCACGCAGATCATCAACCGCACGGGCGCGTTTGACCGTAGCGAGCGGGCGCGCATCTTCCTGGAGTGTACCGTAACGGTCGAAGAGGGCCGCACATGGCAGGAATACAACGCCGGCACGGCGAGCCGGATAGCATGCCCGTGTCCTGCATGTGGCGATTATGTGACGCCCGGCAGGGAACACCTGCATGGATGGCAGGATGCCGCGTCGGAAGAGGCCGCGCGCCGAGAATCCTACTGGGTGTGCCCGTCGTGTGGCGTGGTGTTGAGCGAAGACGAACGGACCGAGATGTGTGCGGCTAGCGCACTGGCACACAAAGGCCAGGAGATAGACAGCAATGGCGTCTTGCATGGCGACAATCCGGATACTACTGCGCTGGGCTTCCGATGGTCCGCGTTCGACAACCAGTTTGCCAGTGCCCGGTCTATCGGTGCCCGCGAATGGCGGGCTGCGCGGGCGATTCAGGAGGAAAATGCAGAGAAAGAAATGCGTCAGTTTGTATGGGCATTGCCGTACGAACCGCCACGCGACGATCTCAGCGGAGTCACCATCGAAGCCATTCTGAGCCGTACGGTGGACATCCCGCGCGGTCATATCCCGAAAGACACGGAATACATTACCATGGGGTGCGATATAGGCAAGCGGCTATTACACTGGGTTGTGTTGGCTTGGCGACATGACGCCAGTCCGCACACGGTCGAATATGCTGTGCAGGATGTTGCCGTGGTGTCGCTGGGCGAGGAGCGCGGGCTATTGGCTGCATTGCAACAGATTGCCGACATGGCCGCAGAGGGCTGGCCCATCCACAACACCGAAATAGACGACCACGCCATGGTAGACTCCATATGGGTTGATGCGCGGTACCAGACAGATACCATATGCCAGTTTGTGCGCGAGACGGGCCCCCCGTGGCATCCCGTACGGGGCTGGGGCGAAAGCCAGGACATGGCCGGCGCATATCGACCGCCCGGCGCGACGAACAAAAGGGTAGTGCGTGTAGGGCAGGGGTATCATTGGACACGAGACCGTGCGCGCGGCGTGCGGTTTGCCGACGTGAACGCCGACCAGTGGAAGACGTTCCTGCATGCGCGACTCACTACCCCGCCCAACCATCCGGGCGCCATGACGTTGTACCATGTGGGCCACGTGAACGAGCACATGACGCTAGCAAAACACTGGACATCTGAGCGGCAGATTGAGGAATTCAGGGCAGGCAAAGGCAACGTAACACTATGGGAACGTGTACACAGGCGCAACCACTACTTTGATGCGGCCTATATGGCGTGCGCGGCGGCCCACAGCCTCGGCGTGCGGCTGATAGGCGACAAGCCCAAGAAGGTTGTGGTGCCAGAAACCGAAGCCAAGAAGCCCGACAAATCGGGCGGCTGGACAATCGGGAGGGGTTAGGCGATGGCCCGAGCGCTGAAAACAGACGATATCTATGCGGCGCTGTATGATATGCAGAACATGCGCAGCAACGACAACACAATGACACTTGCATCCCTGACGGTGATGCTTGCGTGTTCACTGCTTGACAATTATACCGAGGCCATGCTTGCCCATGACCTGGCAGAAGCGACAACAATGGATGCCATCCGCATGATGCGCGAAATATTGAGGGCGGCCCGAGTGGATTTCGCAGAAAAGGAGTTGTGATATGTTGACATTGCTGGTGTTTGTTTATGGTTCTGGCGTGATAGGTACAGCAGTCATTGTCTATTCAATGGTATCTCAGAATCACGACAATGCTGTGGCTGCCATGGTGTTGGGGGTATTATGGCCAATTTCAGTGCCTGGTTTGTTTATTGTTTGGTTGTTTTTCTTTTTGACTGGTATCGACCTACCCGTAAACAAGGATGATTCGCATGCCTAAACGCAAAACCAAACCCAAGGAGCGAAAACCCGATATCTTCGGACTGTCTGTTCAGGAACCGCCCATCGAGGTGCAGGAACTGGACGTGCAGGAACGCAGCCGGTTCTGGCCCGATTCAAAGCCCATCCCTGAGACGTTTCGGCGTGGTAGTGGTGTGGCGTACCCGTGCATGAATCCCGAGCCGGGATATTGTGGCGACAAACCACACCGCGTATGGCTCGACAATGGAGGTCGCGCCGTGGAGGTGGTGGTTACGGGCCATGCGCACGATATTGACGCGGACTGCGCGGTGCTGCGGTGCAAATCATGCGGGTACCGGTGGCAGTTACCGCTGGAGGTTGCAGACCAATGAGATGCCCATCGTGCCTACATTCTAAAAGTGACGTGACGGATTCTAGGCCACGGGAGGCGCACGGCGACGAAATCACATGGCGCAGACGCAAATGCCGGCGTTGTCGCTTCGAGTGGTCAACATTTGAGGATTATGAGCTAGCAGACCCAGAGGCCGCGTTTGTCCTGGCCGATATCGCCCGCCTGATAGACTCCCACCGAGCCAATACCCCACCAGATACCCAATAGCTACACATCTATATATTGGGGAACCTAGCCCCGTCATGGTAAAATGCGCCAATGGGGCAAAAAGCCATGATGGACGACTACGGGATATGTGATTCTGAAGCCGCTGAGGAGCGGTATCACATTCTACATCCTTCCGAATGGCCACACTCTTGTCTACCAGACGGCGAGATAGATGTAGGTAACTTCGTTTCTCTGGCCGATAGATTTCTAGAGTCGCCCTGCGAATGGTCGAGAGAAGAATACCCAGAGGAATGTGCCGTCTAGCCTATGGCAACGACTGAAATCACACTGACAGCGTTCCAGACAGCGTGCGCAGAGTGCGCAGATGCAATATCCAGTGGCGATTATGCTACCGCCTACGGCAAATATGCCAAGGCGGCGGCTATTCTGGCGGGGTTCCCGCAAGAGATGGACGGCGGACAAAGCCGTTTGACCCATCGCCAAAACCTTGACCTGCTCAAGAGCGCCTTGGAAGCGGCACAGGCAGCTGCTACACGCGGCGGCGATAAAAACCGCCTGATAACTGTTGGCCTAAAACACGGGGGATAGTACATGTCTGATAAGCCCAAATCCCAAAATAAGGCCGACGATATCGTGGTGCGCGGTCTGTCTACTGTGGTCGAGGTGCGGTCTATTGACGAGGACACCCGCACAGCGGAGTTTGTGGCGGCCACAGAGAATGGCGTTGACACGTGGCAGGGCCGCGAGTTTCTGCGCATGTCGGGCGCCAACCTCAAACGGTTCAGGAAAAACCCCGTTGTGCTCGACGCGCACGACCGATGGAGCACGCGGGCGGTTATCGGTGACGCCAAGCTGACATTGGCGGGCCGTGAATTGTTGGCATCCGTTCGTTTCGCGACGACGGCGCATGCAGACGAAATCTGGCAACTTGTGCGTGATGGTTTTGTGAGGGCGGTATCTGTTGGATTTATCCCAGACGCCAAGCAGACGGTCAGGCTCAAGGACGGCGAAAGCGATGGCGAAGGTGAGGCGCGGATACAGGGACCCGCCACGGTGATCAAATCGTGGGAGTTGCTGGAAATATCCGTCGTGCCCGTACCGGCCGACGCGGACGCCATACGCCGGATGTACTGTGGCCCGGAAGGCGACGAAGCGAAAGAGTATCACATCGAAGACGACGAAAGGGACAACGACATGGCAGAGAACGAACAGAAGGGCGAAGAGCCCGCCGCCGATGTCAAGGAAGAGAAGCGGGAACAACCCGTCGCCAAAACGTTGACGCCGGGCGAGATTGCCGCGCGCGACGAATTGGCCAGGGCCGCTACTATCCGCGAATTGGCCGGCGATGCCCTGCGCGATGTTGCCGAGGAATGCGTGCTGGGGCGCATGTCTATTGAGGACGCCTGCCAGCGGTTGCTCGAAGAGCACACGAAACGCGCCGCGGCGGTTGGCACCCCCGAACCAGAGCCCGTTCCGGGCGAGGCGGACGACAAACCCGAAATGACCGACGAGAAGGTCGAACGCGCCATTAGGTTGGCCTAACCCACAGGAGACAGAATACCATGGCGACTAATCACGTGCGATGGGTTGGCAACATTAACGGTGCCACTGAGCCCATGACGTATAAGGGTCTGTTTCAGGCCGGTAGTACGGCCGCAGTCAAGCGAGGGGAACTCCTGGAATTCACCGGTGACAGCAATACCGCGTGGGTTCCTATGGACTCCGACTTCGAGATGGACGGCAACGTGGCCGTTGCGGCCGAGGAAATCAAGGCGGGCGACCGGGCCGGGTACTATAACGTGTATATCCCGCGACCGGGCGACCTTTGGGAATACCCGCTTGCGTCGGCGGCGGCCACCGAATACGGCTCCGCGCTGTACTATTCGTCCTCAGAGGCCGTTACCACGTCGGGCACGTATGTGCTCGGGTATGCGGTTGGCCAGGAACACTATCCGGACCATCAAGGTCATCTTGCCGATGATGCCGGCGGCGATGCGGGTTCGACGGTGCGCAGCACGTCTTATATTCGCATGACCATCAGACCCGAGGCGTCGTTGTACAGCAAGCTGGTAGGCAAAGCCAACCAGGTCAACGTTGGGGATAGTGGCGGATTCAGCGGGATGAAGTTTGGCGCGTCCGGCACGACCCTCGACTTTTACATTGACGGCACGAAGGTGGCGCATCTGGCCACTGACGGCTCGATGAATGACGATGTAACCTAATCGGCAGTAAGCTAGCCTAGCATAACAGGAGACAAAGACGATGCAAGAGCAGATGACAAAGAAGCGTCGCGGCGGGCTTGCTACCGGCCTGGAAATTGGCCGGAACGATACTGCTGACGACCTCAAGAATTTGGCGGCCAGCGACCCCGAGGGATTCGCGCGCAAGACGACCGACTTGATTGAGCGCGGTGAATTGACGTGGTCGGATATCCATAGCCTGCCCCGCCTGTTCGACCAGTTGGTCGATGTGAAGGTGCCGGTGCGCATGGAAGTGGCGGGCCATCAGCGGGCGCTTGAGTCCAGCGCGTTCCCGCTGATTTGCGGCGGGTTGACGATTGCGGGATTCATTTCCGCATACGATGCTGTGCCGACCATTGGCGAGCAGTTGGTGACGGAGACCCAGGACAACAAGAAGGTTTCCACGTATGCCGCCGCGTTGAGCGAAGACACGAACGTCGACCGGGTCGAGGAGGGGAAGGATTTTCCTGAAGTCGGTGCCGGCGAAGAGAAGGTTGAGATTCGGCACAAGCGGAACGGTCGGCGCATCAGCATCACGGGCGAGACGTTGGAAGAGAACGACGTGGCCGGGTTCGCTATGAAGGTCAACCAGTTGGGCGAGATTGCGGCCGAGTACGTCGAGGAACAGACGTTGAGCCGCGTGTGCGATGTGAGCGGTTCTGGCAGCTCGCCCGCCGAACCGTACGTGTACCGCCCTGCTGGTTCCGGTACGCAGTTGTATAACGCAACCGGCGATTATCCCGGAACGCGCGCGCCATCGGGTACGCGCCTCAATACGAACACGCTCGTGGACGAGACGGACCTTGACAACGCCCGCGCGGTGTTGGCCGCGATGGAGAATTCGCGCGGCAAACGCATCAACATACCGATGAGCCAGTGCATTCTGCTGGTGCCCGACGCACTGGTGGGCACGGCGCTCAAGATTCGCAACAGCGAGTTGACGCCGGGCGTCATCAACGAATACAACGCATGGGGCCCGCGTGGCCCGTGGCAGCCGCAGGTTGTGAGCTCGCCCAAGCTGGACGACTTCTCTACCACGGCATGGTATTTGGGCGACTTCAAGCGGCAGTTTATCCGCAAATGGAAGCTGCGCATGGAGTACGTGACGTTGGGCATGGACACGGAAACGTTCCTCAAGAGCCGCGTAGCGTTCCAGGCGCGTATTGCTTGGGATATGGAAGTCGGCGCGCTGGACTATGTGTATGTGGTTCAGTCCCTCGACTCCTCCACGGAGCCCTCGTAGGCCAAGACCATAGGGCGGGGGTGACGATGCCCCCGCCCGCCTCCCAACAATTGAAACAAGGAGTTGGAATAAGATGAAAAAGCTAGTTGCATTGATTGCGCTGGCGTTGCTGTTTGCTCCCGTTGCTCTTGGGCAGGCGCGTGTTCCCGTGGCCGACGAGACGAGGAATCGCCTGACCAACCAGGTAATCGGAAACAAGGAGGACACGGCGGCAACGGCTGCGGCTAATACCGGCACACTGGTGGCATATGCTAAGGGAGCATTGTCACTTGCTGGCACAACTACCGATACTACCACAGATAGTGTCCACGGCAAAATCGGAACAGACACAGAAATGGCCGACAATAGCCTATGGGACATCCTTGTCCCGGCCGAATCTACCGGCATCACGGACGTGGATATCTCAGCGTTCGACTACCCAAACGACTATGTGGCCATCCTGACTATCACGCCCGCGGCGGGCCAGTGTTTGCTTGATGTGGCCATAGACCTAGACTGGAACAAAACCACCACGGGTTGGGACACCATCGCCACGGCTGGCGATACGTTGGACGTGTGCGTCACGGGCAAAATCGATGGTACCAACCAACGCGGGCTGCTAAACGGGACACAGGTCACCGCAAACGGCAACGGCACGCTGGAGAACAACGAAGACGGCGAGCGGCTGGCTATTGGTATGGTTGGCGTAAACGAAACGGTAGTGGTGCGCGTCAAAATCGACAACGAGCGCGACGACTGCGAGATTCCGTATCGCGTGACGTATCGAGGCGCAACGCCTACCATCACGCCGGTAGAGGCGGGCGCATAGCACGTGCATAAAGTAGCGATAGTGGGGCGGGGGTTGTCAACGCGCGACGATGCGCCGTTTGACGACCCCGCCTTTACTATTTGGGGCGTGACGGATATCGGGCGCGACATGATAGGCCGCAGGTTCGATGCGTTCTTCGAGTTGCACGACGAATCAGAAATTACTGAGGCGTCCATGCAATGGTATGCGCGCCAGACGAAACCCATCTACATGCAGGCGTACCGGAGCGATATCCAGGCCAGCATCACGTTCCCGTTGCCGTGTGTTGTCAAGATGTTTGGGCGGTATTTTACCAGTACGGTCGCCTACATGATAGCGATGGCAATGTTACACGGGTGCGAAGACCTGCACCTATACGGCGTTGACATGGGGCGAGTCGGCAAGCGGCTAGCAACCCCCGACCCGTATGGGTATCAGCGGTCGTGCTGCGAATACCTGCTAGGATTCGCGCGCGGCCGTGGCGTTAACGTGTATGTCCCCGAAAAAAGCGCCCTGTTGAAAGCGCCGGCGCTATACGGCTACGAGGAGAAAGGATAGTCTACTATGGCCGCACAGTATTATGACCCAACAGAAACCACCGCGCCGGTTGCAAACACCACGGCGGGGCTGTATACGTTTACGCCGCCATGCAGCCACGTGATTATCCGCAACCACAGCGGCGAGACCATCAACGTTGTGTTAAACACCACCACGGCGGCCAGTACGAGCGCATACGATTTTGCCATCGCGAACAACGGACAGGTGACCGTGAACCCTGGTGATTATGGGATTGGCCCCATTAAATACGTGGGCGTATGGTTTCCGTCGGGTGCTACAGTAGGCAATTTCAACATTCGGGGCATCTAGTACACCATGTCTGTGCAGACCCTAGCCGACCAGATGCATGGCGGCGCCGACCAGGACCCGTGGGCGCAGATTGGCGAGACCATGGGACAGGCGATGACGTATACGCCCGAGTCGGGTGACCCGTCTACCGTGACGGGCACATTCACCGAAGACATGGACCTTACAGAAGAAACCAATGATGGATGGGTGCGTGTTCGGCGCGGCACGGCGTTGGTTGCGGTAGACGATATTGCTAGTGTCGGTTCTGAGGGCGACCAGATGACGATTGGCGGCGCAACATGGGACGTGGTGGGGCTTGGTATGGGCGGTAGTTATGCCGCAAATGGTATCGGCGGTCTGATGGCCATCAACGTGATACGCCGGACGTTCAACCGGAAGTCTGGCGCGCCGCGTATCCGCAGGAGTGGAGCATAGTGGCAACGGTAACGGCTACAGGTCCCATCGGCAAACGGTGCCAAATGTTGGAGACGATGATAGCCGCATCGACCACATTTCAGTCATGGGTGGGCGTGAGCGGCGACGATGTGCCGGCCACGTCGGCATTGGCGCACATCCACATGCCGTGGTCAACGGCGACAACTGCGCATGCTGTAATCACCCCCATTAGTGGGCACGGGCTGGTCAACGTTGGACGCGGTACCGCATGCACGGTTGCGCAGATGGCCGGGCCGGTGGTGGTTTTGTTTTGGGCGCCCATTGCAACCGCCTACGCATCAAGCGATGAGGACGGGTTACTCGATTTCTTGAATAAAGCCGAGGGTACCATGAAGGAGGCGGCCGCGTACAGCGGGAAAGACGGGTACGCCACCATTAGCTACATGGACCAGTATCTGCAAACCTATGCCGATGACGACGAGGCGGGAATAGGCAAGAGTTTCGAGATAGCGTATGCGGTTGACCTGGGCGAAATACGGACATTGTAGGTATGGCGCTTTTTACGGTACAGGTTGAGATTTCCAACGGCTTCACGGTGTGGCGCCGGTTCTGGAACCGTGGCCGCAAACGATGCCTAAAGGCCATTGGAGACTGGTGGGTATGGGAGTGTCTACCTAAACACTTCACCATGGCGGGCGCACAAGAATACAAATATGCCCCGCGTACCCCCGAGTATTGGGGCCGGTCGTTGCGCAACCGCAAGAAATGCGTCGATGCGAACCTTCCACTAGTGTACACCGGGACAACCCGCCGGATGGTACGCGAGACCGCCAAGCCCAAGGTCTATGGCAGCGGCGTTACTATCAACATGCAGGTGCCGGGGTATATCAAGGCATCGGGCTACAAAACCGGCCACGCGTACGAGACCACATCGTGGGGCAGTAAAGAGGCCGTCTCCGCGGCCAGCACGGGCGGCATACAACCAGACCTAGAGGCGGAACTGACCGCCGTGTCAAAAAAAGAGCTTGAGCACATGGGCGAGATTTTCGCCGAAGAGTTGGCGCGCACATTCAAGCATATCGGGAAAGCCACAAAAAGGACGGTGCAATAATGAGCGGCACAACGAACGGCAATGGTGCGCAGCGGATTGTATGGGTTGTTTTAGGCGCGTTCGTCGTGGCGGTGTTTTCGATGCACGTATTCTGGGCACGCAACGTAGGCAGTACGCAACGCGATTACGGTGAACGTATCCGAGCCAATGAGTGTCGCTACGAGGCGATTCAGGAATCACTCGTAGAAATCAAGCGGATGCTGCGCGAGAAATAACGGGAGCAGGAACATGGCAGACCTACACACACTGGCCGGGTTCAAAACCAACACCACCTACATTCACGGGTTACAGAGCCTGACCGCCTCCTATGGCACGAGGGAGGTGACGGCGGGCGGGGACGGCACGGTATACCCGACGTTTGCGGCCATTATGAGCCAGTCTCCGCGTTTGACGTGGAGTACGGTAGCCGTCAAGACGGCGCTGGATGCGATTGGGGTGACGGGCACGGCCATCACGAGTTCCGCAACGGGCGTGTTCTATTTCCGCAAAATTGACGGGGATACGGGGTTGCCCGCCACGGGTAGCGTACATCGCACCGCAACGCTCAACATGGGCATGATTGTGCCAAGCCGCCTAACCATGTCACAGGGGTCTGTCGCAACCATCTCCTATGATGTGTATGTTGCCTACGACGGCAGCCATAATCCAATCATCCACGGCACGAGCGCAGCCCTGGAAACGGATGTCAACCTGAGTGCGGCGTTTACGCAGGGCACATTCGATTTGAACGGTAGCATCCTGGACGGCGTGCAATCCGTGACCATCGATTTCGGAATCAACGTGCAGCAGTTGTCTAGTGACGGCGATGTGTGGCCCACTAAACTACACGTCGCGTCTATTGCGCCCAACGTTCGCGTACAACTGACAGATAGCACGGCGAACATAGCAACATTGAGTGCGCTGGGTACCGGGTCGGCAAGCACAGATAGTGTTGCGTACTTGCAAAAACTCGACGATAACGGCAATCGCGTGGCCGCTGCCACGGAAGAGCACATCTCGTTCACGTTCGAGGACTGGTTAGCGGTTGCTGATACCGACGCGGCCAGCACGGGCGGCATCTATACCAGTTCTTTCCGGCTGATACCGGCCAAGGCGACCAACGCGATTATTGTCATTGACACCACGGCAGCCATGGCGACATCATAACACAGTAGGAGCGCCACAACAATGGAACACGAGGGCGCACTAACCCGCATCACCGACGCCATGGTGCGTCTATTCAGTCCGCGCGCACAGGCGCGCCGGATGCATTTCCGGCGCATGGAATCCAGCGAAGAATACCGCAATGGTGTTTTTGCGCTCATGGGCGCCCGTGGTTATCGCGCCGCCGCAGACGGCAAAACCAAGACGACGTGGTTGGGTGGCGACGGCAGCGCCGACGCCGAAATCCTTGGCAACCTGCCCGCGTTACGCGCCAAATCCCGCGAGTTGAACCGGGACGATTCGGTTGGCAGCGGCATCACGGAAACGTTCGTCAACAACGTCGTAGGCACGGGTCTGCGTCCGCAGGCGCGCACGGGCGATATGGACAAGGACCAGCGTATCGAATCTGTCTGGACTGAGCGTGCCGCGTCCCTGTCTCTGAGCGATGGCCTGACGTATCCCGAGACGCAGCGGATGGTGTTCCGTAAATGGTTCGAGGACGGCGACGCGATACGGAAAAACGTCAAGCGCCGACCTATGGACCCGATATGGTTCGAGACCATCGAGGCAGAACGGTTGGCAACGCCCACCAAACGCAGTATGCCGCTTGTCAAGGCCGGCGAGAACGAAATCCGTGACGGCGTGGAGCGCGACGCGGCTGGTGTGCCGGTTGCCTACTGGATTATGAAACACCATCCGGGCGAGATATTCACGCCCGACAACCTGGAACGCGAGAAGTTTGTCCGCGTGCTGGCATCCGAGGTGCGTCACCTCAAGACTACAGAACGACCAGGCCAGACGCGCGGCGTGCCGGCGTTCCATGCCATTCTACAGGATGTGCGTGACCTTGATTTGCTTCTGTTGGCGTCGTTGAAGCGGGTACAGATTGCTGCATGTTTGGCCGTCATCCTGGAAAGCCCCGAGGACACCCAAGACGTTTTCGACGTGACGGCGCAAAAGTATGGGTTGCAACTCGACCAGAAACTAGAGCCGGGGATGATGTTCAAAACATACCCCGGCGAGCAAGCCAAGACGCTCATCCCCAACTTCCCCACGCCGGAGCTAGCCCCGTTTATCATTGTGTTAGCTAGGCGCATCGGAGCGGCACTTGGTGTGTGTTGGCAGATGGTACTGAAAGATTTCAGCGATTCGACGTATTCCAGCGCACGCACCGACCTACTAGAATCTCGCATCACGTTCCTGGTGCGCCGGTCGGTGCTGGTTGAGAAGATCCTGACGCCTGAATGGGTGGCCGTGATGCAGGATGCTAGGCTGCGCGGTGATACGCGGTTGCGTGGCGTCACGGACGACGATATTAGAAAGGTCCAATGGATAGCGCCAGGATGGAAATGGGTTGACCCGCAGAAAGAGGCGTTGGCGACTAAAGTCAGTCTACAGTTGGGCATCACGACGCAACGGGACGTTTGCGCGGCCAACGGCGAGGACTGGGAAGAGGTGATGCGCCAGCGGTTGGTCGAGGAAAAGCGCGAAGACGAAATCCGCCAAGAGTTGGGCTTGCGCCCGCGCGTACAGCCGCAGCCGGTCAAGGACAAGGACCTGATTGAACCCGACGACCCGAAACCGCAAAAGGTAGCGAAAAAATGAGCGGATTCCTGTATTTCGTGCCCGGCAAAACCGCCGGCGGGCAGGTAGACCTCGCCGAGCTGGGGCTCGACGGCGTATTCCCTCCCGGCAAGGCGCCCGCGGGTGCGTGCATGGAAGGGCCCGGCGGCGACCGTGGTTGGCTGATGGCGATTGCCCCAAAACAATTTGAGGACTTTCGCTACTCGCCAAACGCCCAGGAGTGGCATCGTGCTATGGGCGGCGCCTTTTGGGTCGGTTGGGATAAGCAGGACAAACCCAAACCGGCTAATTTGCAGCGTGAGCGGTTACTGGACGGGCACCCCATCATCCTCGCCGACGGAAACTCGTGGCAAATCCCCGTTGCGAGGCTGGCGGGCATGACGACGGGGTATGTGTTGCCTAAAGTCATGGGCCTGGACGAGGACGGCAACCCGGCAGAAACCGTCGAATCCCGATACCAGATGCTTGCCGAGGCGGCGGATATCGTCTATTCCGCCCAGCATGGCGACGGCGGTACGGTCCTGCCCTACGAGGAGGTCGAGCGCATTGCGGTGGGGGCCCTATCGGCCAACTATCGCATAGGACGATGGGGTATCCGCGCCCTCGGCATCCTGACCACGGAGAATATGAAGGATATTTTGCTGTGGTTGATAGACTGGCCGACGTTGAAACGGTTTCAGGCCGAGCTGGCTGCGCAGGCAGCGCAAAAAAAAAATGATGCCACGGAACCCGAGACGGCTACGGTATGAGTTGTGGGCCATGGGCAGACTACCACAACACACGCCCACCTATGCCGACCTGGAATGGTTCCGCACGGACATGAATAGATAATGGCAAAATCAGACGCACAGACCACTATTAGCCTCAACATCAAATCCGAGGATGCCGAGGCGTTGCAGGCGTTGACCAAATTGGCGGCAGCGCAAGAGAAGATTGAGAAAAACGCCAAACAGATAAACGAGGCGCAGCGGCAACAGAAACAGGAAGTAGAACAGGGCAGTTCTGCGTGGGATAGAATAACTGCGGCGGCGTCTGGCGCCATCGCCGGGATGATGTCTATCCAGAAGGTGACGCAACTCCTGGGCGATTACCTGGACTATTTAGATCGCATTGGCGACAAACAGGAAGACCTAGCAAAGTCCGCAGTCGAGTTGACACTATTAAATCCCGGCCGGGAACAGGAGGCACTTTTTGCGGCGGCGCGACTGGGCCAGGAATATGGGATAGGGCCAGCCGAGTCGTGGGGGATTGTGCAGCCAATACAGTCCAATATTGGCGACCTCGACAAATCATTAGAAGCCAGCAGAACGGCCATGGCCATGGTTGGGCTCGGTACGGAACCCGAGATAGCGCGACGGCTTATAGCCTATGGCCAGCAGTTTGGGTACACGCCAGGCCAATCAACATCGCTTGTGTATGCCGCTGCACAACATTCGCAGTTCGGCCCAGGCGCCATGGCCGAGACGGTGCCGGGCTGGATGATGTGGGACGACCCAACCCTTGCCGCGGCGGCGGCATCGGTTGTTTCTGGCGCTGAGCAGGAACCTCGTCGGCTGCGGACTCTTTTAGAGGCGGCAAGTAGAAGTCTCACAAAAACAGAGAACCGCGCATATAAAGAACTGGGCTTTGCCGGTATACCGACATTTGGTGGTCGATTGGAGCGGCTGCGTTCTGCCCTGGGCGACGATATTAGCAAAGAGGGGCTGTCACGACTCGGTATCACCGAGACAGAAGAGCAGCGCAGCCTGTTTTTAATGTTAAGCAACTGGGACAGAATCAAGCAAGAACAGGCGTTTATAGCGGGTCGAGACCCTGGCGTTGCCCAGAAGATGTTCGACTACGAATATAGCGCGAATCCACAAATGCGCCTGGCGCTCAAGGCACAGCGAGCACAGGCCATGGAGGACATACGCGATTTTTGGGCAAACGCCGAATACAGAAATCAGCAGATTGAAATGGCATCGGAATTGGGTTTCGGCTGGGGAACAGAAGGCGGGAAAGTGACGCGCATTGGCATGCCGGCCGCCTTCCAACAGCGCTATGCCCCCCCGTTCGCTCGGGGTGCCCTTGGAACAACAATGCCCGAATCGGGGGGCGTTGCACTTGGCGCCGCCTTCGCCGACGCGATAATGAAGCTATTGGGACGAGCACCACAGGATAATGGCCGATTCAACCAAAATGTCGAGCGATATCTTGATCGAATCGAACAGAATACGCGCCAGGCTCCATCAGTCCCGGTAGACACAAACGCGAATGTTGAGTAGTTAGCTATGGCATCGACATTAGGCAGTGAATCATTCTTCCATATTGGTCCTGTGCCGCACATGCCGGGGTATGTCGATTCGGAGATTACCAGGCCCGGTGTGGCCGGTATTGCGTTCCAGGAGGTGGGATTCCGCGCGCAACCCACCGCCGTGCAGACCGTCACGCTATGCGCCAACGCCGCCGCCGTGGGCACCAACCTAACCAACTACAGCGCCATGCAGGGCAGCCTGTATACGTTTGTCAACGACCTTGGACTTACGTGGTACAACATCAAGGTGGTTGACGTGTCAATGGTGCACGTCTATCCAGTAGTTTCCAGCGTCCCTAGTGGCACTGCCTATGTGCTGATATGCCGATGGACGTTGCTCAACACGAATGCGTCGTAAAGGTGGTGTGTAATGGCAAACCGCAGAAGGCTCGCCCTGGTCGAGGTGACATGGCGGGACATTGTCAGCGATTCGAGCTGGACGCCCGATGACGAGGTAGACAAACAGCATCCTGCCGATTGCCGTAGCGTCGGATATCTCAGGCGATGGGACGACGACAACCTTCTCCTCTCCCACACTGTCAATGGCGATGGTAGCGACTATACCACTATCCCATCGGGCGCAGTGTCGGGTGTGCGCAATCTAAGACGTGCCGGAGCGCGTACTCGATGAGCGTCACCTTTGACATACAGGAACAGCGCGGCCCCACCACATGGTATTTCGCGTGGTCGTCTACAGAAGACGAGCCGTCCTACCGGGTCTATATCGACGGCGAATTGATTGACACCACGCCGCGTGCATGGAGGCAAGTCGAGGTTGAGGCCGGCGAGCAAATACAAATCGAGGTGCGTGACGATGCGACAGCGCCGCAGTCAGCATATCCGGGCCGTGTCTATTTGTCCTGGATTGCCGCCGAAGAAGACGACGGTACAGCCGCCGACAAATACCAAGTGGACGAGTATGTTGATTCGGAGTGGACCACGCGCGACACCATAGAATCACACGGGGAGTCATGGTTCCAATGGCGCAGCCGGTATCTGGAGGACTGTACCACGCATCTGTTCCGCGTTATCCCCGTTATGACCAGCGGAAACGAAGGCACCACGCTCAATTTTAGTGTGTTAATGGTGCGCAGACCAGACCGGCCAACGGCGACATACTCCTATAGCAGCGACACAACGAAAGTAACCATCACGGTATCATAGCATATGGGTTCGGCTAATAGCGGAGTGGACGCAGTGGGCGTCTATTTGACAGGCGCAAGCGCGACGGGCGTAGCGCAACGAGACCATAGCGCGTCGCTAGGGCTGTACCGCGCGAACACCCGCGTGCAAGGACTGAGTATTCGCCGGTTCAACGCCCTGTCAAACGTAACGGTTGATTTCGTATCCGACAACAACGGGGCGGGCAACGGGTCGCTGGTTGCCACGTCGGCAGATACGCTGCGCTGGACTGCGCCCGATAGCACGACGCGCGGCGCGGTCGTCACCATCGCGAATGGCGAGACGAAGGCGTTGTATGATGGCGATGACACGGATAAGTTTATCCTTGTGACGCGTACCAGCGCCACCGATATGGCGGGCGCGGAAACCGTGCAGTTGATGGAGACGGTCAACAACGTCATAGGCGGCACGAATTTCACGGGCGCGGAATCTACCGCCGGCGAGGAAAAGTATCGCGCGGTAATGTTCTACAACCAGTCCTCTGCATCGGCTACCGGCGTCAAGGTGTGGGTAGACGGAGACGAGGACCAGAACGTTCGTATAGCAAAAGAGGCGCCGGTATCGGGGGCGTTGACAGACGAAACGAGCAACGGGGAAGAGACGCAACCCGGCGGGCTGTCTTGGAGCACGCCCACCTCCGAGGGTACCGCATTAGACCTTGGGACGTTGGCGACCAGCGCAGAATATGGGCTGTGGATAGAGCGCAGCGTTGACCCAGGCGCAACCGCGGAGGCGGAAGTCCAGACCGTCCTACACTATACGTTCACCTCGGGCGGCACACAATACTATGGCGAGTTGCGCGGCGTATCTCGCGTTGCCGAGGAGGGGTTGAGCGACTATCTGCTATATATAGGTGACGGCGCGTTACCCGATTTGTCGGGCGCGGCAGATGAGGAATTCGATAGCGGCGATTCGCCCTACACCACTATCACGACATTCAGCGCAGACAAGACGTATTACCTGATACTAGCAGCACAGAACGAGTATGGGCTCAAGACGCTGGTTGAGAAGCCCGAAATGCTCTACATCGACGATGGTGGCGACGAAATGTACGCGCCACCGCATGCGCCCGAAACTGATAGCATTAACATCCGCGCGGACGAAGACGGTACGCTGTATGTACAGGCGGCTTACTTTCCGGGTCGGGAGTCTACCACAAACACCACCGCAGAGACCCTGCGCGCTACCTCGTGGGTTCTCTACATCACCTCGGACGGCACCAACCCCGACCCGGATAATGATACCCCCGAGACCGAAGACATGTCTGCATCAACCCGGCTGGCCGGCGAGGTGCTGTCATGGACCTCCGAAGACGCATACTTAGAGGACACGCCATTAAAGGTTATCCCGCGCACCAGGCGCAACGACGGAACGGATGAGGTTCCGGTGTGGACAGAGAGCACCAATACCACCGTATACACCACCTACGCAGAATGGTGGGGCGCTAGGCGGCCTGCCGGGCTGGCTAGTCTTGGGGAATCTTATGGAAGCCCCGAAGTGGCATGGACGGCGCCATCGGACGATGTGACGTATATCGACGAGGGCAACAACATCTACTGGCAGATGAACGACGGCAAGACGCAACTATGGGCTGATACTACGCTCATTTGGACGATATACTATGACTCGGCAAACGAATCGAAGAGCGGGCTGTATACTACGTTCACATTTGATAGAGACGATATCTCTGGCACGGGCACAGACGATGCGGTCGAGGTAGACACGTGGAACGGTAGCAAAATCCTATATGTGTGCGTGAATGGCGAGCGGGTCATGAAGATAGACGTTGCTAACACGACTATCTATGCGGCGCGCATGTCGCATACCACGGACATCACCGGCACGGCGTCCGACTCGCCGGCATGGCGCAAGTACGCACACACCTGCTTCCAGGTGTGGGATCATCACACAGGCGAGTACAAGACGCCCGTTGAGGTGACGGATTCGGGGGTGTTGGTAATGGATGTTCCTTGGAGGCATAGGGACACGCAAGGAGAATGTGAATAATGTTTGAGAAGGTTTGGATTGCAATTATCGCGGGCATTGTGCTGGCCTGCTTGTGCATGGCGGCTCGGGGCGATACGGTAGCGATAGACCTGGATGACGACGACAGCATCACGCTTGGCGCCGACACGGACGGCACGCTGATATACGATTCGGGAGACGACCGTGTAGAGTTGCGTGGGTCAAAAGACTTCTGGGTTCAAGATGACCTGGTTGTTGGCGGCGCGTTCACCTTGGTATCGACATTTAGCATGGCCGATGACCAGGCGTTGATATTCGGTGACGATAGTGATATCCAGGTATTGTATGACGAGACGGCAGACAACCGGCTAGAATTCAGTGACGGCACCAACCTGCTTGCGTGGTTGACCGATGCTGGTACAACGGGAACATTTGGCGTTACAGAAGATATAAATATTTTAGACGACAAGGCGCTGGTGGTTGGTACTAATAGCGACATACAATACGGTTATGACGAGACGGGAGACGACCGGGCGGAGTGGACAGACGGCACCAACCTGCTAGCATACCTTACCGATTCGGGCACTACGGGCGACTTCGGTATTACGGGCAATCTGGACATCGACGGGACAACCAATTTAGACGACGACGTTACGCTATCCGACCAGAACGCGGACGGCGCGGCGTATGTCAAAATCACCAACACGAACGGCGGCACCAATGCGCGGTCGCAAATCTGGATGTATAACGACGGCAGCACGGGGCAAGCTACGTTCGGCCTTGCCGGTACGGGCTACACGACCGTAGCGGCGCTGCAAGACCGTCAGTATATGTATGCAGATACCGGAACAAGCGGCCAGGTGTTCTACTGCGCCGCCAACGCCGCCACGACCTTTTACAACAACTCGGCGCTAGGCATGACGCTGGAAGCGGACCACGATTTAATCTGCGAAGCAGACATCCAGGCGAAAGGCAATGATATCCGAGACCAGGGGGGCACGTGGATATCGTCGGATGGGTCGCAGAACGGCACCGTTCACGGCACATGGACCGTCAATGACGGAACATCCTACGTGTACATCGGGCAGAACGACACCAATGCTGGCCAGTTCTATTGCTACGGTGCTGGAACCGGCGTGACTACGGGCGGGTCCTGCAAGATGTTTCCAGCTGCCGACCACGATTCACTCGTTGACTACTATGGCATGAGCGTGACTGGGGCCATTTGGTATATAGGGCCAAACGATGATTACGACTCAATTTACTACAACCCCACCACTGACATTTGGTATTTCTCTGGTGCCGCCGGGGTGTCCATTGCGGGGCCGCTAGACCAGAACGAGGACGTGGATATAGATTTCAACGCGAACGATGAGGAATTCAACCTGACGACATCGGCCACGGGTGCGAGCGGTTATGCCGCCGACTCGGCGGTGGGGACGGTTTATGGCAGTGGCGCCGGGCAGAACAACAACACGTATTTGTGGCGGCTGCGCTGGGCCGCAAACGGTGACGCCCAAGAACATTTTCTGGTGTGTGAGGACAACGACGGTACAGACCGCTTCAGTGTCAATGCTGGTGGTGTAGTTGCGGCGGCCGGGTCGATTTCTACGACGGCCGGCGCCACCACCGCAGCCCTGGCGTTCGGAATGGGCGACACCGCCACCGAAGGCAGCCAGTTGATGGTCATCGACGAGACGGTTGACCTCACGGCGGCAGGCGCGAAGTTCGTCGCGCTGACCAACACCATCCCGGCGGGCTCGGTCATCGTCTCCGTGCAGGGCAACATCGAATCGGCCATCACGGCGGGCGGCACGAGCGTGACGGTGAGCTTGGGCCTAAACGCGACCGACCCGGACAAGTACGGGACGGTTAACGCTGGTGACTCGCTGTCGAAGAACGCCAAGCTAGACAAGATGGTGGCGTGGTCAGTGCTGGGCGCGGCAGAACAGATTGACGTGTGCGCGTGCGTGACGGGTGGCGCCGCGCTCGGCGATACGAATTTCAGCGCGGGCAGCGTGCGGGTGCGCGTTGTATACTGGCAATGCAATAGCCTGGATGATGCAGCGTAAAGGAGCGATTGGATAATGAGACATATACATGTAATCATCTGTGTTATGGCGGCATCATTGGTGCCGGCGGGTGTGGTGTTCGGCGACGGTTATCGCAAGAAGACATGGACAACCTGCGCGCATTGGGGTATTTGTGAGGAGGACTATCATGGGTAATAAGTGGAAACAGTGGCGAGCAATGACGCGAAAAGAACGGCTGGCGCGACTAAACGAGATTGGGTTTTGGGTCTTTTTGTACTTGATTGGTGTGGCGCTTGCGCTACGGTGGGTGTCGTGTCGTGTCGTATAATGCCATAAAAGAAGAGGTTGTTGCGGCGATTCGTGTGCTGGTTGCGATAGGTATCGGATTCGCCTACTTCTATGCGTTCCTATGTTTTATCCGTTGGCGTTGGACGTTCCCGTGGTAGCATTGGCTTGGTGCGTTTTGCTTGAGGCGAGTCTCGGGCTGGCGCTGATGATTTTGGTCATCGGTTTGGCCGCAAGCCTGGCTGGGCGAAAGGAGGTTGATATGCGTTATGCGTTAGGTGGTATTATAATCGTCGTGGCGTTGATGTCGTTTTTTGCGTATAGTGACGGCATTTGGACCGACGCGGCGAGCATGGGCCGCGCCATTGACGATTGTCCGCGCGACGTGTTGGCGGCACTAGAGGCGGCGGTCAAGATCTACGATGCATACAACCTAGCCGCGTACGTGGAGCGAGCCAGTATGCCGCACGCCTATGGCCTAGAATCCAACGCCTGGCGGGCCGAGAAACAGTGGCGCGACTACGTGGCAACCGAAGGCGAAGACAGTATGCAGGTGATGCTGCTGGAACAGGGTATCCGGGCCATGATTGCCGCACAGGAGGAATGATGCCTTGGCGACCGCTGAAAAGATGGGAGTGGTTTGTCGTCGGCGTGCTATGCGCCTATTTCGCGGCATTTGTGTTTGCAACTCTACTCAAGGGATGTTAGTGTAATATGGCCGTTACGCAAGCATGGGGCGAGTCGTGGGCGCCCGCATTGTACCCGGCGCCCCAGTTTGCCGTTTTTGTCAAACCGACGTGGGCCAGTAGTTGGGAATGGGTACCCTACCTCTATCCCGTCTCGGCACATGAGCGCACATCCCCATCTATCGGCTGGGCGGAGTTTCGGTATGAGTTTGGGAACATCAAACGCGAGGACGCAACTACCTATGCCGTGTACTCGCCCAATATGCTGGATGGCTATTTTATCGCTATCCATGCGTTTGACGGATGGGGCGAGAAGAGGTTGTGGATAGGGGTTGTCCAGGAGGAGGTTGCGGAGCTATACGGCACTAGCACCTACCCGTCTGGCATCCAGCAGTTTCGGGCTGTTGGGCTGGAATACATATTAGACCGATTCACCATTACGGGCAGTTGGACGGATGATGGACTAATTGACCGGCCCTTAATCTTCAACAGCCGCAAATCGCGCGGCCACCGCAAGACAGGGAACAGGTCGTCAAGCGTAGATGGCACCTACGGTGTCTACACGTTCTCGACCGATAACGAGGAATGGACCAACCGCGATATTGTGCGGCATATCCTGGGCGTACACGCAAACGCCGTCAGCGACCTGACGTTTACCACCTCGGGCTTGACGGGCGCCATCAACGACATCGTTGAAATACAATCGTTGCACGGCATGACAGTCAAGCGGGCGTTGGACAAACTGATAGACCGGCACCGCGGGCTTGGGTGGCGCATCCTCACCACGGGCAGCGGCAATTTGCATGTAGACATTTTCTCGACACTATCCGACCCGATTAGCGTGGGCGATTATGTCATCCCCGCAAATCAGGATCAATACATAATCAACCTGGAAGGCGTCATAGACGCGCATGGCATATTTCATTTCAGCGACCTGGCCGCATATGACACCATACTTGTACAGGGCGGGCCAATCTATGCGTGTGCCTCGTTCTCAATCGCCGACGGCACACTAGAGGAGGGATGGACCAGCACCGAGGAGGACGAATACCGCGAATGTACCGAGAGCAGCGGAAGCGATGCCCAGGACTATGACCGCTACCGCAACGCGGACGAATTCGCCCGCGTGTTCCGTTATCTCAGGGTGCCGCCCACCTGGGGATTCACGGCCAACAACGGGCAGGATAGCGGCACCGACACAATAGTATGCCCCATTCTGCTGGATGATGGCACGTTTGACTATACTACTAGCGCGTCAACCTATTATCCCGGCCTCGTATTCGAGCGAGAACTGCCGTTTGCCGAGACCGTGAACGTCGAGAACGGCGAGTCGGAATACCGCAAAGCCCTATGGGTCGTGAAAGACCAGGACGGCACCCATTGGCAGTTTGCGGAGCGGTACACGTTCCAGGAGACCATGTATCCAGTTGGGATAACCGTCTCAGATAGCGAGCTGGGTGTGCGGCTGCACATACCACACGGCCATCTCGTCGCGTTGAACCACTGGGATTCGCCCGCCGATTCCGAGGTTGACCCTGTGATGGACTATGAGCAGGGAATCCTAACAGCCATGTTTGCCACCGACCAGCGCCTATTCGTTCGCACGAGCCTCGGGTATCCGCTTGTGGCCGATGCGCCGCGCGAAAAGGTTATCCACGTGCCGGATGCCGTGGCATGGTATGTGCTGCCAGGCACAGTTATTGATATAGACGACGGTGCGCTGAGTCGATACGACGGGGCTGGCGAAGACGACAACTGGGAACGCGACGATAGCGACCGGCTCAGAAGCATTGCGGCATTTGCGGCGGCATGGTATGGGCAGTCTAAGGCCACCGCCTCCCTACAGATTAGGCAAATAACGCTGATGCATCCAGCCGGCTCGATGATACGCGGGGCCTATGGTTCCTGGCATTCTATTGAGGTTAACACGACCGTCACGGCCCGCGACTGGGATTTCGTCAACATGACGACCAACATACAAACAGGGTTCGACGAGCTGCGCGTTGACAGGAGCGCACAGACGTTTCTCCCGACGGTTGCCACGTCCTCGGCATATAGCGGGCAGGACATTGGGAGTATCCCGGCGGCGACCGGCCGGCCCATTACACAGGGGACTATAGACTGGCTTGAGCAGAACAACATGCCACTGCTAGCTTCGGCAGCCCGCAGGGCCGGCACAGGGCGCCACAAGGCGTCCTGGCAAGACGATGTTGAGGGCAACGCCGCGCTATACGAGGCGCAAGAGGCCGCGCAAGAGGCCATCAAGAATATGCCGCCGTTTATGGTTCCGTGGTTTGGCGGGGGGGTATTGTAGTGTCTGAGTTGCACCGAGTTATAGGCGCGATGCAAGAGCGCATCGATTGGCTGGAGCAACAAATCTCGCGCATCGTGGTTAGGTCGTCAACGTGTGGCGGGCCCGGCGCAACCCGCTTCTTTATCGTTGACACGGAATCTGATTTGTCCAGCCTATCAGCCAACGAGGGGTATACCGCATTCGTCAAGGACACGGACAAATACTACTACTACGACGGCGATAGCTGGGAGGAGGACGTTAGTAGACTTACCCCGTCATCTATCCAGTTGACTAACGAGGCTGGAACGTCGGCACGCAAAGCACCCATCGACCACAAGCACGGCATGGAAGACCGGTTCTCCGATGACAATCCAGAGAACACCGGCACGACCGCATCGCCTGGCACGGGCGAGGAATGGTCCCGCGATGACCATGTGCATGTGGCATGCTACGGTAACTATTCTGGCAGCTAGACTATGGCAAACCCGAACGATTGGGCGGAACAGCGTATTAGCGGCGGCGATTATACCGACCTGATGCGCCGCATCAACGCCCTGGAAGACGACTGGGCAGGCGTTGTCGAGGACACGTCTATCCGAGAGCAATACGACTATTTTGCAGGCAGCACTGGTGGTGCTATGCGATTCCTGTATGATGGTGGTAGTTATGGTTATTTTGTCACAATATGGGATGACAACACGAATGGATATTGTAGTTGTTGGGACAAGTCCGATGGTTCCGAGTCATGGAAATACACACTAGGAACGGTTGCCAATGGGTTTGAGCCGCGCTCCCTGTGCGTTGACGATTCGGACAACATTTATATATACGTCAACGGCCCCATCGCCGGCAGCGACGACCGGCTGATAGTGCTCGATGAGGACGGGAACAAGTTGCGTGATTTCGGCGCGCCACCAACGCCAGACCCGGATGATGTTGGTATCTACTCTATCCCCTGCATGGCGTGGAATCCAAACGACGGCTATCTATACCTATATCGGTATGCCGCAGTGGGCGGAAGCGATATCCTCGTATACTCAACGACTGGCACGTACATTAGACAGCATAATTCTGTGCAGCCATCCGGGTTCAATGCGGGCGGCATGGCATGCGATTCGGCTGGGCGCATTTGGTATCACGGCGGCGGGAGATATCTGTATGGGTACAATACGTCGCCATCCTTTAGCTATATCGGTTCCAGCAATTTCCAGCGTGAAGGCATTATGGCGCAGGTATACGGTTGCGAGAACGACGCGGCAACGCTTAGCATGCATTATGACCGCGCCAACGGGATGATGTGTGTTGCCGCCGAATACGCGTTCAGCGAGGCGGAAACCGGATATGGTCTTTTCGAGATCTTCCCGGCGACCGGCAAGGTGCGTTGGTTTGCGTTGTTCCCCGACACCAGTTATGCCGCCGTGACCGGTATGGATGTTGACCCATCGGGCGACGACCCAGTTTGGTATTGCGTAACGCCGGCATGGGACGGCGAGGCCGTCGGCGACCCCGATTACTGGATACGCGCCCTGACGCGGGATTCGCAAACAGAGTCCCGCTACTATGATGGCGCCACCACGCATTCTTTTGGCACGCCAGACGGAGGGGTTAGTATCCCAGCGCTGGACGGTATTGACGGCGAACCGATTGTCCCATATGCGTTGATACAAATCCGAGACGCCATCGAGGAATTGAGCAACCACGTGGGCGACCCGTCCGAGGATGATGTCCTCAGCATGCAACAAACATCCGCGGGATATGCCAATCTGCTAGAGCTAGCTGTACCAGACAGGTCTGTCTACGGGGCCACCGGTTCAGCCACTCGTCGCAGCTGGACTGTTTCCAGCGGCAACCTGCCGGGCAACCCAATCTATGACATTGACATCGGCGAAGTAGCCGATTGCGTCGATTACATTGAGGATGCGACAGCATGAGGAAGCCCATTGACAATTTGCGCCGGTTGTGATATTATGCAATTGGATTGGAGATTTACACAATGCCCAATCTTGGCGAGACAGCACAGGAAGCCGCAGACATCTTGACGGGGCAACGACTTACAGAGTACGGCGACCCGATAGACAACGCCACGCACGCCGCCAAGGTATTCAACGCCATCACGGGCAAGTGTTTGCAGCCCGAGGACATGGTGCTGGCCATGATGGCGTGGAAGTTTGCCAGAGAGATGAACGGCACCAAGGCAGACAACATCGTGGACCTGTGCGGGTATGCAGACATCTGGGCGTACATGCGCAACGGCGACAACGAGGTGCCGCATTTTGATGTGCCTATCCGAGTGCCTGTTAATCCTGTTGACGACCGCGAGTTGTGCGGCTCGTGTAAAGGGGACGATTGATATGGGCGACCTAACCAAGGATTTCTCTCGCTGGGAGTTGCAATGCCGGTGCGGTTGCGGCCTGTTCGTTGAGTCCGACGAATTCCTGGAACTCCTCCAGGGGTTGCGCGACTACATGGGTGTGCCGATATTCCCGACCTGTGGGACCCGGTGTGCGAAACACAATGGCGAGTTGCCCGGCGCAAGCCCAAACTCGTTGCACCTTGAAGGCCGCGCCGCTGACATTTTTGCCGATGGGATTTCGGGGTGCGACCTATATGGGCATGCCGATGAATTTCTTGTAGCCCATTTCAACGACCGGGGCGGACTGGCATACTACCCGCACCGGGGCCACGTCCACATCGACAGCAGACATACGCGGTGGCGCGACCCCAATCGCGGTTGACAGGAGGTAATATGCGATGACATGGGGCACTGTTTGCAAGTGGAGCGCACGGGTTGTTGTGCCGTTTGTGTGGGGGCGCGTCAAGAAACGCGTGCGTGCGTACATTGAGAGAAAGAAGGCGGAGACTAGCGACAATGCATCGTGACTACCCGCGCATCGATTACGACCTGTGCCGGTTGCGCATGCAACCCGGTGACGTGGTGGCGTTTGACGCGCCAGGTTTCGTTTCTACACTTATTCGTTGGGGTACCTGGTCACACGTGTCGCATGTCGGGCTAATCACGCATGCCGAGCCGGCAGACGATGACCCGCATTTTCACCGCGTGATGGTGACAGATAGCACGCAGATTGGTGACCGCAATGGCGTGCAGACAAACCCCTTCGGTGATGTGTTGGACCTGTACGCGAAACGCGGCGGGCGCGTGTGGTGGTTACCGTTGGCGAAGGATGTGCGAGCGCGGCTCAACGAGGATGCGCTCGGCGCCTACCTGGCAGAGGTGGACGGCGCGAAGTATGACTTATGGCAGTGCATCAAGGCCGGCGTCTATACCCTGTTTGGGCGCAACCTGACACCCACCGCCGAAGGGAGCAAGCGGGTGTTTTGCAGCGAGTTTGCCGCTCGCGCACTGGAACGTGCGGGCGCGTATGATTGGCAACAGAACACTAGCCTAATCACGCCGGCCGCGATGGTGCGCACGCCCGGTCTGTACGGTCCTGAGTACGCGCAACTGATGGGCAGCCCGATGGAGTTGCCGGGGTTTCGTGGCTGCGAATCGTAAAGGGGTTACGCAATGAGCATTTTGAGCAGGTGGTTCGGCAAGCGCAAGGACGACGCGGTGGCCGTCGGCAAAACCTATGATGTGGTACGCACAAACGTCGGGGGCGAGTCGGACGCACTGCGCATCACGAGGAAGTTTTCCCCGCAGGTAGGCAGGTCGAAAGCCACCAAGGCGGGCGGCGCGGTGGCGGGCGCTGGCTTTGTTGTGTTACTGCCCAAGATTGTTAGGGCGTTCAATGCAGACCTGTTACCATGGGGCGAGTCGCAGGACACCGAGGCGGGCGGCATCATCGTCGCGTTCTGGGCATTGGTGGTTAGCATCTGGCGATACCACCGAAACAAACGCAAGGTTGAGCAGTCCGAAGAATACATCATGCTGCCGGAGGATTGAGGATGCCCAAGCATTTCGACCTGCCCGAGTACATCCTCGAAGAGTTGGTGCCCGAGGACGCCGTCAACCTGCGCAAAATCATTAGGCGTGCACACGAGTTGATGCCCGGCGCGGCGATTGTGCTTGACGTTGCGGGCCGTCCTGGCGAGGGGCATTACGTGCGCATCCTAATGTGCATGCCCGACTGGGACAATGCGACCGAAGACGAGCAGGGCGACTGGCAGGACGTTGTTGAGTGGTGGTACAACGCGCCCTATGACCATCGGTTGTTTTCCGTCGAAGCGAGGCACCTTGTGCTATGATGGGGAGACGGCCAGGCGAGAGCGTAAGACCCGCGGTGTTTCGCGCCATCTTGGTGGCTAGCGCCTGCCTGTTTCTTGTAGCGTGCCAAACCCCACACGCATCATACTACCGCGCCGACCGCGACCCCGAGACGGGGCAGATGGTAATCACGACCTGTGAGCACATCGAGACGGCGGGCAAGGTGCAGGCGACATTCGCAAGTGGCGCATCGTGCGAACCGATGGGGAATGGCATCAAGGACTTGGCGGCCAGAATCTGGAACGGGATCAAGGGCGGCGCGGAAGCGTACCGCAACGTGCAGGAGGGTCAGTTCTGGGGCGAAGCCGATGCGGGGGACCTCGCTGACCAAACCTACATCACCATCACGCAGGAGCCGGAAGCCCAACGGGCCGAAGCAGAAGCACAAGAGAAACTCCGTAAGCACATGGAAAAAATGCTTGGTTTATAAGGAGGCATCATCGTGCCGTTGCCCATCCCGCCCGAAGTTCTGATAGAACGCATCCAAATCCAGGCCGCCGAGCAGGACGGCAAACCCCCGACATGCAAGGCGTTCAGAACGCGTTGGCACAGCATGCCGTGCGCTACCGTCAAAAGGCTGGGCGGATGGACGGCGCTGGTTGAGCGAGCCCTGTCGTCTGAGCCGGTCGCAAATGGCGACCACCCGCACGAGGGTACACCCAATTGGCGCGAATGGGCCAACGCAGCCGAGCAGATGCAGTCATTACAGGACCGCGCATTCAACACACCACAATACCGCGAGTTGGGCAACAGGGACCTGGACGCGCCGCAAGTGGTGATGTTCACGTCGTGCTGGCATCTTGGCGCCAAGGAATGTAGATACGATTGGTTCCGCCAAACGCATGACTACCTGTGCGCACTGCCCAAGGACCGCGTCAAGGAAATCGTGCTGGGTGATTACATCGAGAACACGTGGTGCTCATTCCGGTCTGCCCGCGCAGTGTTCGACCAGACCATCCCGCCGCAGTTTCAGCGTGACATGTTGCGCAGCATTCTTGAGGAGCGGAAAGACTACATTGCCGCGGCAACATGGGGCAACCATTGCGTCATACGCGACGAGGCGCAGCGCGGATGGTCGGATGTGGCCGTGATGTTGAATAACCACGTGCCGTATTTCGACGGCAAAGGCTGGCTGGACTGGTGGGTGGGCGGACAGAAATACAGGATGTATTTGACCCACATCGGGAAAGGCGGAAGCATTTATCACCCGTTCCAGGACCTGTTACGCGCCGTTCGTGAGGAGACCCATTTCGACATTGGCGCAAGCGGCCACGTCCACAACCCTGGCGCAATGTGGTTTGTGCCGGCAACAGAACCGGACGGCCGCCCGGTCGATACGGTGCTAATCAAGGCGGGCGCATTCAAACCAAACGACATCTACAGCACCAGGCATTTCAAGCCGGGCGTGCTAATGCTTCCCTCGGTGGTGTTGATGCCCGATAGGCATGAAGTGGTTGGGCCGTTCCAGTGGCTGCACCAGGCGCTGGAATACGCCGGAATCAAGGCGCCAAAACCCAAACCCAAAATCTATGACCTCAGCAAGGATGCTGGGCTAGACTAGGCGCCCCGTTCCCAGTCAATGACCGATTTCTCTGGGCTTTCTTGTCCACCCCCGTCTACTCTCCCTATGTATAGGTATTGCCCGCATGCCGTTTGGTCCGGAATCAATTGTCTGTGTTATTGATTCGTGCTAGATTTCGATTTCCTGCCTGCCTGCATCGCGGCAATGTGCTCGGGCGACAGCGTTTTGCTGCGTGAGCCGACCTTCTGGCCAAGTCGCCGGCGGGCATCTTTCGACGCATCGGTGGTGCGCCATGGCCATAGCGGACAATCCGTGATGTTGCACTCCTTCACCTTGGACTGCAACCCGCAGCAACATTCCATGCATTTGTATTTGATTGCCCGCGTTTTGTCCAGGGGTTTGTCCTCGGCGAAATCAAACCCCGTCAACGTGTTGTGCATCTTGCCGGCCTTTTTGAGTTTCGGCATGTCACCCAACCCTCCTAATCATCGCCACATACACGACCGCCGCGACAAACACGATGCCAATCGGCAGACGGAACGGTTCTAGCCACCACGGCCAACTAGTCATTATTTGCCATCCTTTCGCGTGCGGCAAAGTACTCGCGCAGACAGTTGCCGCAATATCGGCATGCCGTTGACCCGCGCTCGCCTTCGATGTGCCCACACGAGTAGACGAGTACATTGTGACGATAGTGCCACATAATATCATGGAACGCACCTGTCGAGATGGCCCAGTAGTCGTTTGACGTGCGTTTGCGGTGCAGATATCTGCACCGATGCGTCGGCGGTATCGACCCGCGCGAATGGTACGCCATGAACGTCAAGACAACGGGCACGCCGCGGCTAGTGTAATAATCAATAGCCGGATCGACTACCCCGTCGATGTTCCATGTATTTGTCCTGACCCGCACAAACATCAATTGCGGCGGTGCCGATTCGAGCAATCCCAGGCTGTACCATGCACGATCTGTCATGTCGCCTGGATTGACCGTCCACACTACTGGCGCGGGCAGGCCGGGAAACAACTCTGGTGCGTTAGCGCACGTGTTGTAGAACCTGAGAGGATACTGTTTAGTGGCAGACAACACCGTCTCGGCGTCCAGTAGACTGTCGTTGCCGTCGTTTACACGCACCACGCGATGGCCCACCTGCTCCAATGTCGGCATATTGGGCGTGTTTTCGCCCAGCGGTTCCAGGTACGACCGGCCAGACTGAAAAAAACAGTCCGCGCACGCATGGGCGCACCTGCCGTGTTGCGGGATACAACATAAAATACCGCTTCCTTTTGTTTTGGGATTCTCGATGTAACCCATCACGTCACCTCCTTCACTGCGTCAAGTTCTTGCTGGCCGTAGTTGTCGCGCTCGCGTACCGCGCGCCGCAGGTTCTTGACCGCCACGCGGAAGTAGGATTCCTTCAGTTCGATGCCGGTGAATTTGCGCCCGCGTTTCAACGCGCCATACCCTTCGCTGCCGATGCCCATGAACGGAGATAACACCCTGTCGCCGGGTGCGCTCCACAGTTGCACGCACCGGTCTATCACATCCAGTTGCAACGGGCACACGTGTTTCTCGTCCTCGTCCTCGCGCGCGTCGCGATAGTTGTCCAACACGTTCGTCTCGCGGATGCCGTTGGGGTATTTGTCCGATTGCCGGTGCCACACGGGCGACGCCCACTCGATCCAATCCTCGGCGGTTATCCACCCATCGAGATTGTCATACCGCTCGCTCACGCCGGCCTTGATCGGGATTGGGTTGTCGCCGGGCTTACGGAACTGCACCACGTAGTCGGCGAGCGCCATGTGCATGTTGGCGCTATCTTTTGCCAGCGTCTTGAATAGAAGCCCTTGGTCTTTCGTGCGAATCGCCTTAACCTGCGGGTCTTTCTCGATGCACACCTCGCCGTAATAGACAAATCCTGCATCCTCCATGGCGGCAATTATCGCGCCCCGAAAGTCCTTGACGCCAATGTAGCCGTCAAGGTATTGGAACGCGACGCCCTGGCATAGGTGCACACAACACGACCGTCCCGGCATCAACGCGCGCAGCAACGACGGGATCAAGAACCGATAGTGCTCTATCATCTCGTCTTGGCTCTTGACGTTGCCCATGTCTTCTGCCATGTCGGTGTACGCGTACATGCCGGGAAACGGCGGGGAGAACAGTTCCAGTCCGATAGACTCATCGGGCACGCGGTCCATCAAGACAACGCTGTCTCCGCAGTACGCCGTGAAATCGCCGGTGATTACTTCGGTATCGTTCATGTGACTTGCCTCCTCCATTCGATGATGTTAGCCATCATGCGTGCCGCCTCGTTCTCTTTCCGTTGCACGTTCGCAAGCACCGCGCCCTCGGTATCTGCGATAATGAGATGCCTGTGTACGTCCTTGGTTTGCCCAAAGCGCCAACACCGGCGCGTGGCCTGGTAGTACTCCTCGAATGAATCGCCCAACCCCACAAATGCCATGTTAGGGCAATGCTGCCAATTCATCCCGAATCCGGCTATGCGCGGCTTGGTCACGAGCACGCGGTATTTGCCGTCGGCGAATCCTAGCATGCGTTCCGATTTTTGTTGATTGGTATCGCTGCCCTTCACTTCTATGGCGTCCGGTATGGCCTTCGTCAACGCGGCACTCTCGGCATTCAGCTTGCACCAACACAGCCACGGCTCCGTGCTGGCGTTAACCATCGCCGCGGCCATGTCTGCACGTTCTTCAACGCTTTCCCGACGTGCTTCGAGTCGCTCTTGCATCGTGTTCGCGACCACGGGGAAAAGATAGTCCTGGCGCAGATGACCATCGACGGTGTGCTCGTACGTGTGCAGGTCCGGCAGCACAAACCTGCCATCGTCATACCCCATGTCGGACGGTTTGCGCACGGCCCATGCCCACGAGCACATCCAGCACCAGAAATCTCGCTGTCCGTGATGTTTGAGACGCGTTTGCCCTCCAGCCTTGCAGTCTTGTACAAAAAATCTCCCGAGGATCTCTTGTGCTGTTAATGTGCCCAAAAATTCCGCGTGGTTGATAATTTCTATCAGGTCGTTTGGCGCCGGCGTCGCCGTGCACGCCAGCCGAAAATGCAGTTTAGACGCGAAGTCCGTGACGTACTTGCGAAACTTCCCGCTGTAACTCTTGAGGATACTGGACTCGTCCAACACCAGCCCGCCGAGGTTGTCGGGCTCGAAGTGCTGGAGCATCTCATAGTTGGTGATATGCACACCGTTATCGCGCATGTCGGTGTGGTCGCGACACACGTGCACGGGCACGTCAAACTTCTCGCCCTCGCGCTGCGTCTGCGTACTCACGGCCAACGGCGCAACAACCAACACGGGCTTGTGTGTGTGCTCACACACCTCACGCGCCCACAGAAGTTGCATCGGCGTTTTGCCAAGCCCACAATCTGCGAACACCGCCGCACGCCCCTTACGCAATGCCCATTCAGTGATGTCGGCCTGAAAATCGTACAGGGCCGACCCGCGCAACGTGGCCGTCACTCCATCATCCGGCACGACCATCTTCTTGGACGCGAGGAACCGCCCATACGCGCCCATCACACCGCCCTTCCCTGGCGGATTACGTCCCACTCGTCATTGGTCAACGCACACAGGATATGACCCGGCCCGCCGATGTCGGATGGATTGACACGCGCGCCGTCGATTGTAGCCCGGCACAGCGTGGTGCTAATGAGGTTTGCCCCCCCGAGGTATGCCCCTGCGAGGTTTGCCCCCTCAAGGTATGCTCCCACGAGGTATGCCCCCGTGAGGTTTGCCCCCGCGAGGTTTGCCCCCGTGAGCTTTGCCCCCCCGAGGTCTGCCCCCGTGAGGTTTGCCCCCGTGGGGTTTGCCCCCGTGGGGTCTGCCCCCGTGAGGTCTGCCCCCACGAGGTCTGCCCCCACGAGGTATGCCCGCCCGAGGTTTGCTTTTCTTGCCTCGACGAACGCCACAAACGATTCGGCTTCGCCTTGGTGTAACGTGTTGCCGTCGCGGTCTAAAATCGTGTGAGTGCCCATTGCCGATCTCCCTTATCTCCGGTATTAGTCAACCGTTGAACGCATCCACCACAATAGCTATTGCACGTTCAAGCCCATCGATGATGCCATCACGGTTGTTTATCTGGCGCGCCTGTTGGTTTACTTGGCGCCCCTCGGAATCGAGTTGACGGCGCAAATCGGCCACCGTTGCGCGCAGTTTCTCTGCGCTTTCGCTGTCCCGTTCCGCCGTCTCAAGTCGGGTCGCCTGCTCGTCGTTGACCCGCCTGAGATATGCCGTCTGACTTGCCAGTGGCAACACGTACCCCAGCAATTGGTCTAGCTCGTCGGCGTTTAGCCGCGCGCCCTGTTCGCGTTCGTTGGCTGTACACAGCCGTTTCATTAGCCCATTATCGATATCCATTGTCCTGTCCTTTCGTGTTGTTGGTGCCCTGCCCGCCGGGGAGAAAACGACGGGCAGGGCTGCCGACCATTCGTGAGGAGGGTAGAGTTGAAGGATGGCCGGCGAAACTCGTGTCAATCAAAACGGTACTCCCTCGTCTGCGTTACCATTATCGTCAAACAGTTCTTCAGATTCAAATCCGTCCTTCCGTGGGTGTTGGATGCTGGTAATCACATATGATGGTTTGTACCAGCGCAACGTTACGCTCCGTGTGGGCCCGTCGCGTTGTTTGGCGATGTGGCAACGCACCTCGATGTCTGTCTCGTTCTCCTGCGCAGTGTTCCAAAGCATCAGGATTATGTCCGCGTCGTTCTCGATGCGCGACGTTTCGCGTAGATGCCAGAGTTGCGGGCCGTCGTTGCCAAAATCCGCCTTGACAAACTGGGACAGTAGCACAATGGGGCGTGCTATCCTGTCGCGCAACGCGCCTATCTCACTGATGATGTGGTCATACCGCTCCTTGCCAGAGTAAAACCGCTTGGTAGTCTGCACGGCCTGGAAATAATCGAACGCAACAAAGCTCGTCTCGGGGTGTCGTTGCACGTGGGCCTGTACGCTGAATTTGAGCTCTTCGATGGTGCGGTAGCCGTCCTGGATGAAAATCGGCACGTCACGAAGGCGGGGCAACGCACGCTGCAATAGCGTGGTTCGCCTACCCCAGTCGGCATGCGCGTCAACAAACTCATCCAGCGGGCACACAATACGATGTAGGCGCCGCATGATGCGCGCGCGCTTTTCTTCCAAGCTACACAGCAACGGCGGGCCGTATGCCATGCCGATGTTGTGTGCCATGTTGAGTAGGAACGTGCTTTTGCCATGCGATGATTTCGCGGCCACCACCATGAGCATGTCGTTTTCCAGCCCGTTCGGTATCCACCGGTCCAAGTCCCAAATGCCCAGCCGGTACCCTTGCACGCGGTCGAGCGCCGTCTTTTCAAGGTACCGCTCGAACGCCTCCGTGTGCTCGCCTACTAGCTCGGGCACATACGCCGCCTCTCTGCCCTGCTGGATGCCAACGCCCTCAACCTCACGTATTAGGTTCAACGCGATATCGTCGGCCTTGGATTGCCACACCATGGCCGTCTGTTTGCTCAGTATCGTGAGCAATTTACGGCGGTGCGCCCGGTCCAACACGGTCGCCGCGTACCGTTCGACATGGTGCGACGTCATCGTGGCGCCGGTCAATTGCGCAAGGTACGATGCGCCGCCAGCACGTTCCAACGTGCCGGCCTGTTGCATGTGCGACATCAGGATGGTGGCATCCACCGCGTTGTCTTGCTCAGCAATTTCGCACATGGCGCGGTAGATGTCGCGGTGCGCCTCCGAGTAGAAATCTTCGGCGGTTAGGTCGGACGCCACGACGGCCAACGCCTGCGGGTTGAGCAGAATACTACCTAGCACGGCGCGTTCCGCGTCAACGTCCTGCGGCGGTTCGCGGTTAAGCACCGTCGTGGTCCTCACCGCAAATCACGATGATGCCATACCATACCAGCACGACATACATTGTAACCATCCCTAGCACAATCGTGCCGCTCACACCAATTGCCACGCCAAGCCAGAAGTCAATCGTTGGCATTTGTCTGTTCTCCCTTCTCGGCCAGCAGCGCCGACACGCACTCATGCAGTTGCCAGACTGCGTCGGCTACGGTTTCGTATCCGAAATTTTCTGCGTCGTTGTCCAGCCAATCGGCAACCACCTTTTGCGCAGTTCGGATGCGCGTCATGTCTTTTGTGGATAGATTCATTCTTTGTCCCCTTCCGCCCGCGCGGTTGCGGCGTCGATCTTGTCTGCCAGCGACCCGCCTTCCTCCCGCCGGCGCTGCTCGTCACGCCAACCCTCCTCGGTCAACGCACACAGGATATACCCTGGCCCGCCGATGTCGGCGGGATTGACACGCGCGCCGTCGATTGTAGCCCAGCACAGCGTCGTTCCC